ACACATGATAGATCCTCACACTCACGCTTTCTGATTATAAAGGCATCTGTACTGTATCTGAGAGGTCTTCCGCTCTTACAGTCCTTTACCTGTATTATTTCAGCAAGGTCACATGGAACCTCTGTACGTCCATTTGTCAGAGTTAGAAGGTCTGCATCATTACCATCCGTTACACGATTGACAAACTGTATGGGAACAGAGATCAGCTCCATGGCCTCTCCTATCCATTCAATGATATCATATCTGTCTATCGGATCAGGAAATGGATTGTCCCTGTTGATGGATTCAATGACAGTATCTATGCTTACGTATCTTCCGTTTAACATTCTTCAAAAAAATCATAGTCATTCAATGGATTCTTGAGAACCTTTGCAAGCAATCTTTTCCATTTCCTGAGAGGGTAAAACTTATAGAACCTTGAGTTCTTTGCATATGGCGCCTTACGATGCCATTTCCATTTACAGATGAATCCACCTGTATGTGGGTTTGTAAAGTACAGCAAGGTCTTCTCCTCCTTTGCCTCAGGGTCTTCTGCCCATAGTTGTTTTGTGGACTTCCAATCAATGGCACGTCCTGTTCTGCTCATGGTACCATCTTCCTGGACAGCATCATTCTGCTTACTCTTTACAATGGATATGTTGCCCATCCTAAAAGGAAGATGGACGACAAGATTATCAGTTATCATCTTTTCCACCATAAGAGTGTTCGCCATGGAAACAGCCTTAGCAAACTTCTGAGGTGATAGGTCGTATACGGTGCCTCTTTCTACACTGTCCAATGAGCTGTTATAGAACTCATACATGTCAGATGTAACATACCTTCTCCTTTCCATTATTTAGATTTTCTTTCTCTTGGCTGTTGTTTCTGTTGTTGGGACATCAGATCTTCAAGTGAACTTCTTCTTACCGGTTGTGCAGGCTCTTTGAAGTTCATAGCATCATTCTCAAGATCCTGAGGCATTCCAAGTATCCTTGCCATGTCCTTACTGATCACCTCCTCTTTGATGTAATCCCATGTTCTACTGTCAATAGGATATTTGTTATCATCACTGTAGCATGGACTTCCTGAGCATGATGTGAATGACTGCAGTTCCGAAGGGTCTTCAAATATCCCTCTTACAGATATCAGATCTATGAGAGCGGTAGGCAGATTAGATACTACATATACACGGTTGTTTCTGACATAGGCTGCCATACCACCCTTGTTATACCTTCCGTTGCCAAAGTAAATGGCCTTCTCATAAGGCATAAGAGAGTATCCCGGCTGTCCTGCAGATACAGGTCCTATACGTTCTATTGCAAGTCTGTTATGAAGTGCAATAGGCATAGGGATCTCAAGCTTACTTCTGAGAACGGTACACCCTGATTGAAAATCACAGCACTCCGCATCATCGGCCATTTCCATTTCAAGACAGTTGATGTCCTGCATCAGAGCAGGCGATGCTATACGGTTCTTGTTCAGTTCATTTGTAATGAAGTGAGCCCTCTTCGTGTGAATGAGGGCTTTAATGAACCTTGTATCTATGACGTCATCGTCTGAACGGTTGGGGTTGGCAACCTCCAATATCTGATAAACTGCTTCGTTGAGTGTCATTCAAATAGTATTCTGTCCTGAGATATCCTTGATCCGAACTTCTCAACTATCTCGAAGTCCACACCGGCTGTTCCAGAACCATAGTTAGTGTGTATCCATTTAGAGGATCCGTACATGCTCATCACATTCTTGTACCTGAACCTCTTTGCGTACTCTACGCTTGATTGATGAAGATCTCCCTTAACGAAGTGAATGTAAGGAGTGCTTATGCCCTTTACATTTATGTAGTCGTTAATGTAGTTTTCCACTTGTGGTGTTATTCTAAGAGGGAGTCCTGATCTCAGATCCTCCTCATCCTTACCATGTGTCACTATGTAGGTATGATCTCCATAAGTAAAATGATCAAGGAACTTGTCTATGACCATTCTTTCCACATCAGGATGCCTTACTTCAAGATAGATGTCAACTCCTCTGTTTGCACAATAACCAAAAGCTCCACTATGATTATCGCTTGTAACTGCCACAAACTTGATGTTCGAGGCTATGTCCATCTCAACAAGTCTGTCAAAGAACATACGATGTACCTTTACATACACATCGAACTGTTCTCTGCTTGTAAGATTCTGAGGCAGGTCATGACCTCCTCTGGTGGTCTGACCGTTGTACCCATCCAAAGGATCTCCAAGATCCATGAATACCAGAGTATCGAACTTACCATGCAGTTTCTTCTGATGCTGGCATTCTGCAAGAAGTGTCATCATTCTGTCCGTGAACACCTTTTCATCATATTGATTCTGATAGATGCTTGACTCTTTTGTATGAGCTCCTACATGCTTATCAGAAGTAAAAAGGAACAATCCCTTTTGATTGGATGATCCTTTAATAGGTCTGAGTTTATGAGGTTTGATACTTTTTGTAAGAGATTCCAATATCTCTTTTCTCAGTTCCTTAGGGTCAATATCATTACCCTTTTCCTTTTCATAACTGTATCTCATCTCACCGCCTGACCCTCCTTGCCAGGCAGATTTGACCTTCATACCTTCCGGAGCATAGTTATTATGCTCTTTGGATATCTGTTTTCTTGCCCTCTTTGCAGACCTTCTTACAACTTCCATAGGCGCATTGAATTTCTTTGACACTCTTCTGAGTGACTTAAGATATCCTTTACGTTCTACAAGGAAGTCACAGATCTGATCCTCTAAAACAGTTTCTGACATTAATGATGTTTCTTATTCGTAATATACCATAACACTTCCAGAAGTAATAGCTACTGCTGCTCCCGGATCGTTTGAGTCCACTGATAGATAAGTTCCTGCAGGAAGTGTGTTGCTACCGGCTCCCCATAGAGCAAGAAGATCTGCTCCACTTGAAGTAGTTGCAGAAGTTATTACAGCATCTGCCAATACTACTATGGAGGCAAACTTTCCTCCTGGATAAACTGTTGCATTGTCCACATATCTACATCCCTTTAAACCTGTAACCCTTCTGAGGAGTTGGCTTAAGGCCTGCAGTCCAAGTTGTTCTGTTGATTCCATTTAATTTGATTTAAAAATTCAAGAGATACCTTCCATAGGTAAGTCCCACATAATGCTGCTGAAGATATCCATAGTCAGCAGACAGGTAATTGTTTTTTATTTTGAGGTTGATACCTGCTCCTATCATAGGAGTGTATTGTGTATTGAAGTCAGATATCAGACCTACTTTGGCATGCATGCCGAGTGCAAAATTTGCACCTACCACTTTTTTAGGTAAATAATCAATTACTAAATTCTCAGTTACATTCTGGTAGTTCTGCCATTGAAGTCTAAGTGCACCACCTCCAACTGGTGCAGTTGTGTCATAGTGCACTACCTCAGTAAGCCAAGACTCTATTATCTTAACGGTATCTATTACAAGAACGCTGTCGTAAGTATTGATATATCTTATATCATGTACGGTATCATGTACAGTATCATGTACGGTACGCCATTCTACAAATCTTAGAGTGTCATATTTCCAACGATCTACGTACTCAATTGTAGGAACTGGCTTTTCGATGATAGTGGTAACAGGCTTACCGCTTGTGTCACCGCACCCTTTCCACGCAACTATTACTCCAAGTAGGAATGCTATCAGGTACGGTAGGAACGTACTTAGAAGATGTTTTACTATATCATTGTTCAGCATACGATTCCTTATAGATCAATAAAATGTAAAAGTAATTAAAACTAATGTCAATATTATTACAATAGTAAAAATATTTTTTTATTAGTTGTTAAAGCTTGTTTTACCGTTACCACATATCTCAACATCTATCTCTTCCGGAACAACAGCCATGATAGCTTTGAATGTATTCTTGGAGTTAGTAATGTCAGTGATCCCATCATTGTTTATATCCTTGTGTTCTCTTCCCACAAGTATACATCCTCTTATATCCGGACGTCCTGTTCTGGGATTCAAAGACCCTGCATAATTACCCCAATGGATCAATATGAGAGATCTTCCTTCTACATCCTGTATGTGCAGATGCCTGCTGTACTTTTTAGAGAATCTTATCTTGGCCTTGTAATTTCCTTCTGGAATGCAAGATTCATTCCTTAGATTGTTTTTCCATGGAAGTTCCAATGTCTTGAATTGAAATAGAATATTCCCATCAACATCTTGAAGATAGGCATGCCCTAAGGTCTGCTTTTCTCTGTATGATCTGTCAATATGAATCTTCATTTCTATCTTTCTTTTTAGGCTCTCTTCCCTTATGTGAACAGTTTCCAGTTTTCAAGCATTTGTTGTCACACTCGACAGGGACAATTTCACAAAACACTTTCTTTTCACTTCTCAAATACCTTCTTTATTTTTTCAATTAAAGCTGAGACATCAAACCTGTCATCAAGTGCCACAATGTTCTCAAGTATCGATTTACCTTCTGTTCCCATCAGGAACGAATACGCCCATATGACAATCCACCCGAACAGTTCAACCTGCTCTCCCTTAACCTCAAAACTATCAAGTCCGTGTATGACTATGAGGAACGCTCCGTACTGTAACGCCTTCACTGCCGTCCTGCGTATCCCGTATGATGTGACAGCGTGTTTGTTCTTGATCGCCTTTGCTATACCTGTCACAAGGTCAACCATCATGAACGTAACGAGCCACTTTAGAAACTCCCAATCAGCGAAGAGGTACTTCTCCGTGAACGCGAACAGTGGTGTTATGACGAACGTGAACGCCCATATCTTTACGTCAGTAAAGTTTGCCGAGAACTTCAGGGCTACATCCTTGAATACTCCCCAATCGTCTATGGTGTGGTCTGCTTTCATGGTTCTTCAACTATTATACATCTGCTCAGCTCTTCCTCAGAAAGCCCGTCTCCATCAAGTACATCTAAACACCATTGTCCGTTGTACTCAATAGGATTTGACCACCAGTAGATGGTAGGCGGCTGGCATCCTCGTTTGAACGCTTCAAAACTGTTGCGTTCGTCTGCCGCTTCTTTTGTGTCAAATGGTAGTAGCATCATGGTAATAGGCTTGGTGTAAAGTTGCTGTCAATGTTTGCTTCGATTGCCGCTCGGTCTGCTGTTTTATCGGTTGAGTAAGAAACGATACAAGCTATTTTTCCGTTAATACCTGATGATAAATCAGACCTGCCCGCAACCCTTGTTATTGTAAGGTCTGTTGTAGTTCCACTTACTCCTAATGACCCATCAACGTATATACCTGTATCAGTCAAATATGATGCTAAATGTGGGTTCAGATCCTCTGTTGATGTTTGTACATTTGTTGACCCATCAAACATTCCTATACCTGTAACTCCACTTACTGTACCGCCAAAATTGAAGTTGTCTTGATTTCCTCCAAAAACTGTGTTCACCAGATTCAGCCCATCGTTCTTAGATACTACAAACGCTGAATTTACCGTTAATGAAGTGCTTATAACATAAATGTCAGTATCACCTATCATTGCGACAGCACCATTAAGGTCAACCAATGCACCGTTAACTATTACACGCTGCTGGTCTGCTGCGTTCGAAGCTGTGAATGTAACACCGAAAGTGTCCTGAGAATAACCTGTAACCAAGTAACCGTCATCACCGCCTATCCAATCACCTAATGCTGTACCACTTCCGTCTTCGCTCAATAAGCTCAACACACCGTTAGAATCAAAATAAAATGCTTTTTGTGCGTTGTCGCTTGAGCGTCTCATCAATGCTGCCTCGCCCGTGTATGCCGCTCGTAATTTGAAAAATGCAAATGCAAAGTTAGCACCTGTTCCTTCCGCTGTGTCTAATAGATAATTGCTTAAAACTGTAACGGATTCAAATCCGTATGATGTAATGTCGGGAGTTCCATTTTGAACTCCTAACACATACAATTCATAGTTACCAGCGAATACTCCAGATACATTCCAATTAAATGAATTGCTTGCCTGTTCAGCAAGAAATACCATTTCATCGGTAACAGTATTGTAAGCAAAGAACAGATAACTGTCGGGCGTGTAACCGCTTGCTGTTGCTGTTATTGTAATCGTATCGCCTATGCTTGGTGATGCATTGGATACTTCCACTGAAACAGAACCTCCACCTACTCCTCCACTCCCTGCTGGCCTTATGAATCCTACTCCTGGCATGGTTTAGAGATTGTAAATTATGGTAATTATAGTATGGTCTGCTTTCATGGTGCGCCCAATGTGCTTGTAACTATACTACCTACGCTGTCATCCGTTGCTGCTGCTCTTAATCGTTGTGCCACTACGTGTGATGATGTCTGTATGTCATCTAACAGGTCGGAAGCAAGTTGTGCGGTATCAACATTAACAGGCGAAAGCGTTCCTTCATACTCATTAGAAGGCCCGTAAACAACACCATCTTCTACATCTTCTTCTAATGGGTAACCTGTTAGAGTGGATGCAGTATAGAGGAACTTGTCCTCACCTAATGTATTAGTTCCAAACCTCCATTGTGCAGTATCTGACATTGTTCCAAAACGCAACCGCGAACACAATAACGCCATACGTTCAACGGTATTGGTCACTATCACGTTTTCAAGGATAAGCAATGACCCAGCGACTGTATTAACCGCCTCTTCCGATGTTGAAGATGTAATACTACCATTGATGGTAATGGTGTCCGTAGCAGTGGAAGATTGAACACAGGCACTGAGGTTGGCTGTCACTATCCCAGTTATGTTGATGAAGGAAGATCCACCTGTCGAAAGTACAGCAGTCTGCTGATTACCACCAACTGACGCAGATCCCAATACTGAGCCGTTTATATTACAAGTAACGCCAGCACCATTAAGTCTTATGCAATACCCATACAGACCAGCAGCACCTCTGCTGCCAGTAATTACTCCGTTGATGTTAACTATACAGGAACCAGTTATATTTACTGTTCCGATACCATATTGCCCTGCATTTACATTTACATTACTGTTGATGGTAATGGTGTTGCCAATTACTGCCGTGATATTTATAAAACCAAATCCATTACTGGCTCCAAATATGCCCGCGCCAGTGCAAGTTATCACTCTTGATGCGCTGACCACCACATTGCCACTACTCGATCCAATATTAGACAGGCTCAATACAGTAATATCCACATCCGCTTGTACGGTATGACCGATGGCTATTACCACATCATCCACACTTGTAGGAACAACACCGCCCACCCAAGTAGCCGTGTCTGACCAATTACCCGATTGTGCGCTTGTTATCGTTGCCATCAGTCTTTGTTTTGATTGTAAAACTCAGTTGCAGCAGCCAAAGCACTTGGATAGTCTGCAAGGTTGTTTAGCGTCTTGTTATCTACAGGTACACGCTGACCTTCTTCATTGATTGTCCAGCAGTTTAAAACGGCCACGTAAGCCGAACCTACTTGATTGATCACTGTTGAGAATTTCTTTTCCATTTTGCTTACGTATAAGTTACTGTTAGTCTGTCTGTCCAAGCAACATCTTCGGCTGTTGCTGTTGCCGTTGTTCCGTTAGGGTTGTGAAGTATTCGTGTAATGAACCACTTTTCAGCACTTTCCAATGTACCTTTATTTGCTGCACCTATGTACGAGTAAAAAGTATCAGGACTTCCTTCTGGTTGGTAGTCCTGTCGAAGCTCTTTTGCTCCACCACCTCCAAAACCTATTCCTATTATTCCTACTCCTGGCATTTTAATTTGTTACATTTTCTGGTTCATATTCATTACAAGAATCACAGTAATCATCTAAAAAAGAAGCGAGATCGCATATGTCACTTGATGTAAGACAAGGATAAAGTCTTTCTGTTGTAGGAGCTACTGTATAGACAGGATCGTTATTTTCATCCCTTTCTATTTCAAGTATGAATCCTGTAAAAACTGCAGTTAGGTTTATGCCTACAAAGTTTCCTGCTGAATCAAAGTAATTGTCATTTGCGTACAAAGTAACTTCAAGAGTAAAGGTATTTTGAGGAGGGCTTGGGGGAGTTGTATTTACAACCTTTATCTGAAGGTTCAAAGGATCAGAACTGCCTTGATTGAAAAGCTCTGTAATGATCTGACCCAACTCAAATCCTTTTCCTGGAGTAGCATAACCTACAGGTATGGTATAAGATGGTTGTCCGTTAGGAACTCTTCCGTGCTGTATGGTCTCGCCTAAAGCATTGGTTGTTTCCAAATAGCTCCAGATCATAGGATCTCCTACATACCTACCTTCAGCTGTATAAGTAACTTTTTGCCAAGTGTCCTGCACTGGAGCCTTTGACATGAGATCGGATACTGTTCTCGCTGTCACATGTTTTGTCATGCAACAGGGATCCATCTGCCCTCCACGCATCTTATCAAGCAAAGAGAGCCCCTTGGTTGAGAGGCAACAACTTTTAACACTTACGTAGTTTCTTATATCTACAGCGTTCATCCTTTAACTTTTTTCAATCTTGGATTCTTTCTTTTTGCTTTTGCAGATGCTTTTCTTGTAGCTGACGCCAGTATAGCTCCGGCAGCCTTTTTACTTACACCCTGCTTCTTAGCTATCTTAGCCTGAACTGCTTTGAATCCTGGATGCTTCTTTGACTTTTTCATTTCTTACGCTTCATCATACAAGCAGAAGGTCTTTTTACACTTCGAGTTTCAACTCCTCCTTTTTTCATAAGCATCTCCATCATACCTCCGGTTTCCATTCCACCGCCTTTATACATTTTTTTCTTTGAAGATTTCATCTTACTTTTTCTTGGATTTCATGATCTTAGCCTGCAAAGCTTTTGGTAAAGACTTTTGTTTGCCTGTCAGGCCTTTTTTCTTCATAGACTCCATTCCGCCTTTCTTCATCATCTTAGCCTTAGTCATAGATGCAGGCTTATTTTTCTTTTTCATTTTACCGTACATAGTAGTTAGTTTTTAAATGTTAATCTCTGTAACCTCCGCCTTTAGCTTTGTATTGTTTTGCAAGCATCTGAGCTTTTCTTGCAGACCATTGTCCAGGTTTTCCTCCTTTACTACCTGCTTTGATCCTATTGAACAGAGCCTTTCTCATAGAAGGCTTTGTGTAGTTTCCAGCAGCATTTACTTTGGACTTTTTAGACGAGGGTTTTTTCTTTTTCATTTTCTGTATCTCGCTGTTTTCTTTTTAATATTCTTAGGCTGTGATACAAACTGTTTTCCTTTTTTGTTACCTGCGGCTTTTGCTTTATTGGTTGCTCTTTTTTCCCCTGCACTTAGGTTATCCCAAGCAGCTTTAGGAAGATATCTTTTCTTACCCTTTGACTTTACTTCTTTACTCTTACCTTTCTTTTTGTTAGCATGGGTACCTGAGGTCATCCATTTCTGACCTGTCCACTTCTTTAAAGACTTCTGTGATTTCTTAAGAGCCATTACCCTTTCTTCCACTTTTTACTTGGAGACTTGGTTTTACTTGGACTCCACTTTACTTTATCAGCCCAGTAAGCAGCACTCATCTTGCCTTTAGAGATATTTTTAGCATGCCTGCTTTTAAATGCCTTTCTCTGCCCAACTGTCTGGTTGGTCTTCACACCTTGCTGACCAAAACGAATGGTCTTTACCTTATCTCCCTGTTTGGCCACTACGATGTGTGACTTCTTAGGATGGCCTGGAGTTCTTTTAGGTTTGTTGTAACCTGATACTCCGGCTCTTGCTAATCTTGGATCTTTCTTACTAGCCATTATACTATTCCTCTTCTTAGACATCTAACGTACCAACCGTTGACAGCAACACTGCAGTTAGCATCTGCTGTTATCTTGAACTGACCTCCGTTATTCAGTGTGTTCGTATCACCGATGTATATTGAGTTAAAACTTGTTATCTGATGATTTCCAGATGACTTGAAATTATGCTCCTGTATAAAAGGTATTGAATAAGCACCTGCTCCTGTTCCTAAATGCAAAAAAACGTCTATACCTGTATTTGACGATAGTGTTTTAACAATAATATCAAGTCTGATATCAACCATATCACCTACTTTGAGGTCTGACCAATCAAAGTTATTAGTGCTTGGATCCCAAAGTCTGTCAACTCCTTCAGGCAGGAACTGAGTATTGGTGTAAGCACCAAGGGTATCATTTGTTATTACTACTGCCGCACCTCCACCAGTAACACTTATTGCTCCTAATGGTTGAGATGTAGCAAAATCATTGTAATCTGCAAAGCCTCCTGATATATTATCATTATCACCTTCAAGTGTCAAATAAGACTTGATAGTAGTGACAAGATCATACACCCCATTGACAGATGGATCATCTATCTGAGTAGAGTCTGCTCTGAGTATCTCTTCATTATCATCAAGAATGACCACCTCACCTGCCTCAGCTATTACACTTAGGTTTTCTTTAGGGTAATAATTGATGTTCTTCTCAACCGTATCGTAGATGAGAAGTTCAGTGGCTTTATTTTCTATCCTAAAACCCATTAGGCAGTAATAGTGTAGCAGATAGTAATATCAACTATACATGCCTCTGGAGTTGTTTTAGATGTTTCCAGAGTTATGAACTCAGTTGCTCCTGAGTTTGTAAAAGTATTATTTGCTGTAGGTGTCACGGTCACTACATTGCCTAAAAGTAATGCAGTTGTAATATCTATCTGACTTCCGGTCATCAAAGTACTTGCGTTATTCTTTGCGACTACAGTAAAGGTGTCAGTGGCAGGTACCTGCTTAACAGTAGCATATATTGCATTTACTGTACAGCTTCCTCCATTAGGTAGACACATGGGATATTTGATGGCCCCTATCTTGCTTGCAGAGTCTCCTTCAAGTTGTACAGTGAACTGTCTTTGATTTACACCTGCTGATGATTTTAAAGGAGTAACAGTTCCTGCCGGAATAGTAGCTGCTCCTGTAGAAGCTAAAGACAGATCTCCTGAAACTGCAACTGAAACTACATCTGTTCCGTCACCTACAAGTATCTGTCCTGATGTCTTTGCGTCAAGGTCTGTAGGAGCATCAGAAGCACCTCCTACCTTGATACTTCCTCTTGTTATGTTGGCGAGTTTAGCATTGGTAATGGCATCGTCTGCAATATCAGGAGTATCTATCTCTCCCAACTCAAATGGAGCTGAAGCTTCTTCCAGTACACTTACTATCCAAGCAGATCCGTCATAAAAACATTCTATGATGAAGTTGGTAGCTTTTAGTATTTCAGAAGGTATTGCAAGTACTCCGAACACGGTTACTCCTGTCAAAGCAGGTACTGTAAGATTTGCATCCCAATAGATACGTACTTTCTGACCTGCTGTAGGAGTTCCTCCTGCAACTATCTGCATTATCCCTGCAAGAGTGACCGTCCCAGTGATAAGATGATCTTCGTAAACGATCTCAGGTGACGATGTTGCAAGATCTACAGGAATAGTAACTGTTCCTACAGAGATAGCATTATGTGTTTTAAATGTAGCCATATTATGCCTTTTTTAGAAGTTCAAGCTTAGCTGTCAATAATTTTACCGGCCTCAGCGCAGAATCTGTTTCCAAAAGAATATCCACATCAAAGTCATTGGCCAAGTTGACAGCCATGGTCTGAGAGGTTTTGAATACGTTTCCTAAGTTATTTGCCATGGGTACTATTACTTCAGAAGAGTAATCAGAGTATCCTGGCTGTACCTGATATGTCTGTAAATGAGATTCTATTCTAAGGCCTATTGAAGAGAATCTGACAATATCCAAAGTGATCCTGTAAGAAAATGGACCCTTTACCTTTATGTTAGGATAGTCAAACAATCCTGTGCCGAGTCCTATCTGAACGTCAGTCCCATCTACTTGAATCTTCATACCGGTAAGAGAAAGATCACTCAGAGTAGGAAGAGTAAGAGCTGTAAGTCTCAATGTATCTCCATCAGTATCCAAAGTACCTCCGGTCACTGTCCATGTTTCCGGTAAAGCTGTAGCATAGCTTAGATCAGTTATTTCCTGATCTTCTTCTAGAGTATAGAGAATTGATGTACCATCATCTCCTGGAGGGCCTGCTACAGTACTGGCAGCTCCTGCCGGTCCTTCTGGACCTTGTGGTCCTACTGGGCCTTGCGCCCCGGTCGTGCCTTTTGGTCCTGCCGGTCCCTGCTGAAGTTGGACTGATCCTAAACAATCATTACATTCACTCATCTCTGATATTATTTACAACTACAGTCCTCCTCAGTGGCACACAATGCAGTGAGCTTGTCAAAGGCTGTCTTGGCTTTGTTAAAATTACATCCTCTGGCAGCATCCTCAAAGTCTTTTAAAAGGGCCCAGAGATAATTGGCAAAATTCAGTTTATCCGCATTCTTGCAAGGATCATTGCCATACGCAACAATAGCTGCGTGAAGTCTTTTATGTACACAACACTTTAGGTCACAATAAACATAGAATTTTACTGTTTTCTCTGTAGTAGCTGCAGCTTCATCTGATCCTACAGTTATAACATAAGTTGCAGTGTACAACCCATCAGGCAATGTAAGAGGTATTTCCTCGTAAGTAAAATCTGCATACCAATCAACTGCGTTGGTCTGAGATGTGATGTCTTCAGTATGTACAATACCTGTAGAATCTTTGATAATGATAGACGCATCGGTCACATCTGTCCTATCACTGTTAGGAGTGCCCCAACCTCCAGTATTGCTGGCCGAGTATCCTCCAGTAATATCAGTAACAGATAGGACATTACAGTTATCCTTTGTACATACCGATAGATTTAATGTAGGTAAGGGCATTTAAGTTAAATTTTACTTAATGATGATGATATGACAATTGAGCCTACTTTGGACTTCTTATCCTCAAGTATCTGCTGAACTTCAGCCTCAATAGCGTCAACGTCAACCTCTGCACGTATCCATGCCTTCACATCCTCCTCTTTCAGTTCACTGAACGGAATGAAGTCTGGTGAGTCAGGGTCTCCTTCAAGTGTGACCTTACCTCTTTTGTTAGCGATAAGTCCACCTTCCTTTGCAATGACATTGAATCTGACCTCAAATACAAGGTCACTGTCTGCGTGTCTTTTGATCTTTTCTAATTTTAGTCTCATGTCAGTCTTATTCTTATGGTTCCTGAGTTATGGTAAATACCGCCTACAGGTACTCCTCCTGTAGCGGCAGCCGCATCATCTGCGTAGTCAAGTGCTGGTATCGTCTCTGATACAAGGTAGTCATTGAAGAACTCAAGTATAGCGTCTCCATTGTTGTCTTCAATTCTAATTACCGATGCCGTGTTATCTGATAGGTCGTTTGCAATTACGAATCCATTTGCTGAATCGTACAATTCCATACTGATAACTTCTCCAGAACTATTTGTCTTTGTGGCAACATTGTAAAACGGGGTTGAATCACCTATCCCAAGTTCATGCCCCATATAGGTCTTATCCCCAGAGACAGTGTCAATGAAATTCCCCCTTAAAGAGAAGTTTCTTGTAAGTGATCCTCCTACACCAGTATTATCTACTATCACGCTACCGTGAAAAAGTGAAGACCCTGAGTAGTCACCGCTATTGACCTCGTATATTGTCCCTGCAATTGAAGACGGAACAGATACACCAAGCCCAACAAGCTCTGTTTCACCGTCAAAAATACCCTTAGAGATCGTGACATCACTACCTTCGTATTTACTACCGATAAAGTCACCAGAAAAATCTGTATCAATGAACCCTCCAAATGCGGGTATGTATTGAAATCCGAAAGGTGATTCTAAGTCATTATCCGTCACATAACTGAGCGTGTCTGTAAAGTCAATTGTGAGATCACTGAGCGTTACACCATCATTTTTTACTTCAAGCCTTGCATCTCCGTTATTGTCTTCTATCCTTAATACTGATGCTGTATTGTCGGCAAGATCGTTTGATAATTTAAAACCCGATTCTGAATCTAAAACTTCAAGCTTTACTGTTTCTCCAGAATTATTTGTTTTTGTTATTTCGTATGAAGAGGCTGAGGAGTCTATAAGGTAACCATCAATTATCTCGGTAACATCTCCAGAAGAAGGGTCTACGAATATGGATTCCCTAAAATTCAAAAACCTTTCGTCACCACCGAGTAGAGTATCGTCAGAATATTTTATGAGATTTGAAAGTGATGATCCAGAAAGGTCTCCAGATGTTATTTTCAATAACTGACCAGAAAGCTGATCAGGAAATGAAAGTCCGATAGGGTCTATTTCAGTTTCTCCATCACCGATAATATTGAAAATGGAATGATTGTCAGATGTAATTACTGACCCCAAAACATCTCCAGTAAATACAAGGTTCTGCCACGACCCTAAAAACTCTTTACCAACATTGATCTCATAATCCTCTTCAGTCAAATAACTGAGCGTGTCTGTGAAGTCAAAGTTTTTTGGATGAATATCATCTAACCCCTCAATCTTTTCCAAGGCATCTACAAGCTCATTGAACTGTTTAGAGTAGACTCTCAATCCATTATCATTGGTACCCGGTAAGTGATTCTGTCCTGTTATTTTTTTAAATAATCCCATGTGCTTGTTAAGATAAAAATAGTATCTGATAGGGAGTTACGGCTCCCCATCAGATCTATTTAAAGGTTATTAGGCAATAGTAATAGTTGATCCCAAAAGAACGGTCAACACAGCACCTAAACTGTTAGGAGTAGCTGTAACAGCAAATGCTGGAGCAGTCTCTGGAATAGCAACAATTACTTGTTTAGGAGATACTTCGTTAGTGAAACTTCCAGTCACAATAGAGTTTTGATGTTTGAAAGTGATCACCTGATAAGCTCCACCTGCAACTGCAGGATCTGCAACCAAGATAGGCTGGTAGATGTTAGGTGCCCCCATTCTGTAGATCTCACCTTGGAATCCTTTCAAGAAGTGCTCCAAAGAAGCAATGGACTCGTAAGTACCTACACCTGGACTTCCAGCAACTTCTCCAAGAAGAGTAGATCCGAAGTTCTCAAGTTGAGTTTCCCAACGAGCGATCTTGTACTTGTAATCAGGATATCCAAAGTTAAGATCAGCTCCTGTAAGAACAACTCCCCAATCCGCAAGGTTACCTACTGCTGCAGGAATTACTTGAGTGTAGCTAGAACCTGTTACACGATCCCCTCCTTCAACTTGAACAGGACGATCAAGAGTCATTTCGCCTCCTGAAATTGCAACAATTTTGTAAACATCAGATGTTAAAGAAACTGCACCGGTAGCCGTAGCTCCAATTCTAACAAAATCTCCAACAACTGGAGGAGTACCCGTGTTATAAGTAGGAGTAGCATCCGCGTTCTGAATCTTAGTAGATCCTTTTACAACACTTACTGTTTCATCAAAATCAAATGCAGCAGCTAGTGCTTCAGAACAAATAGCTTTAAAAGTGATAAACTTCTCAGCTTCACGTAGGAAGTTGTTGATCAAAGAAGATGTAAGACCAAGAGAGATGTCAGCTTGACCAGAACTTGAAACTGACTTGAACACACCATGCTTGATCTTCTGACCATCAGACTCTGCAGAAAGCAATTCCTGAACATACAGACGAATGTAGTAAAGGTTGTTTGCAACTACATCGATAGAACCTGAAGTACCATCAAAACCAATGCTGGTAACTTGGTTCACTCGTGCAGCACCTGCAGCAGAGTTTACATTGGATATACTACTTACTTCAATGAGGTCAGAGAACAAAGGATTCTGTCCTGCACGTCCAAGTACCAACTTGAACTTGTCAGTAGTAGCAGCACTCGCAGTGGTGACCCGAGCTCCTTGCTCATCCAATACAATGATCTCACCATCGTTAGGAACCACTCCTGTAGAAAGAGCAGCAACATTAGCTCCGATAAAGATCTCTTGAGCGTTTTTAATTTGACTTGTAGCCATTTTAATTAAAGATTTAGGTTAAAAAATAATGGGACATGAGCGTCATCTGTTTCTCTATGTGACGGATTCCCAATTCCACCTTTCTTGTATAGGAAACGCTCATCGGCAGCTATGTAACAACATTTTAACATCAGATTGCCTTTTTTAATAAAACTATTCTACGACACGACTTTCTTTGAATACATGCGTTTGGAATCGTGGCTGTCTTGCAGCTTCCAGCATGTATTGCACGGCCATGTCAGCTATTTGTCTATGAGTTGATGGGTCCAGTTCGCAGAAACCTGTAAGATTGGTTGCATCAGTAATATCTATTTCTTTAGGGTACTTTATGTATGATACGTGATATGTATTAAAGGTTGTGTTGTCTCCAAGTATCAGTTCATGTCTTTTACTTGTACCTGTTACTGGAGCAGAATCCAATGCCCTACTTGCATCCATTCTCCAGACAAGTGTATTGTCCGGTCTTTTGTAAGGATTCTTTCTGTTGGCATTGTAATAATCCTCTCTGATGGGTTTGACCGATACCCTTTCGGATACGGTCTCCCCACAAGAGGTAAAAGAAATTGTAGCCTCTTCGTTGATAGTGTACAGATACTCAGTTGGCAACTGTACGAAAAGACTGTTAGAACCATGATTACCTGGAGTAGTTCCTGAAATATCAGCAAACCTTTTAAGCTCTGACAGATCCTTTGATCTTTTCTCAGTCTCTTCAAAGCCTACTCTCCCTAGGTTTGACATACCGTTGTACAGAGACTTTACGAAGTCCTCCTGAGCTGCGTTGAGGAACAGATTGATATCCGCATCCTCATATCCAGGTGCAGCAAAGTTGGATATTGAATCGTAAGTTACAAGTACGTAGTCTCTGAACTCGGTAGTTGTCATCAGTCTTCCATTGCATCAACCTTCTTCTCGATAACAAGTCTAAGGTCTTGGTTCTTTTTGTTGTTAAGGAACTCTACAGCTTCTGCAAGATTGTTACCGATAAGATCACCTCCAGGAGTGTAATATGCAATACCCTGCTTACGTAGAGCTTTTGCAGTGATAGCGTCCTGAATGAGGATCTTGGTCTCAAGGTCTTTATCTCTGACAGCATTGAGGAAAGCCTCCGGAGCATTGCTCAAAAGACGATTGGCCTCTGTCTGTAGGAACTCAAGTTTGGCATTCTTACCAACTTTCTTGCCTGTAGCCACCATAATGACATGACGAAGTGATCTGAAGTCCTTCTTGATCGCACCATACTCAGTATAGGCTGCAAGCTTGGTATCAAGCTCATTCAACTGTTGTTGAGTTTCATGGTTCTCATCGACCAGTGCAAACTTCTGCGTCACTTTCGTTTCCCTTGGATCATCAGAAAGTGCAATACGATCCTTAACTGTAAGTAGGATCTTGTACTTCATGTAATCATCAGGGCGTGATAGGTCAAGATACGTTACCTCATTCTTGAGACGGACCTTGGCCTTTTTCTTTGTGTAATAGTTCTTCTCTCTTGTTACAGAAAGTTCATTGGGTTCAAAATCCATCCCGGAAGAGGGGCTCTCAAAGAAAGCCCGCTCTTCTGGTGTCAATGGATCTTTCATACGTCCCCTCTCATCGATAGGAACGCATACTTCATAATAAGACTCTTTAAAAAGAAAGCTGGCCTCATGCTCCTTAGGTAGGAGTCCCCTCTTTCTTTTCAATGGCACGATCTTTACCTTCCGGTTAGGAAGCTTGAACTCTGCTATTGTTACATCCGTTTTGCTCATCTCTTCTCAGATCTATTTATTGATTATGCTAAAATACTTGGGATCAATGAAGCAGTACGTGATGGATCGTATACTGCAACACCACACACAGAGGCACGGTGTACAGAGTAACCATCAGTACTCATCGCCATCATGTTCATGTTACGCTCACCTACAGGAGAGAAAGGATTTCTCAGACCTGGGATGTAACCCATGATGTCCTCAGATCCGTTCACGTAGAACTTCTGGATGTTAGGCTCTCCGTTAGTAGTACCAATGTCCATGATGTCATATCGGTAAGACTCAGCTACACCACCGTCAGGGTGATACAACTTGTTTCTTTCACGATCATCGTACATTGAATCCACCATCAAGGTCACCTTGACACCGTTAGGTCCCAGGTACTCAACGAACTGACCACCGTATCCAAGAGGCATCTGAACACCATTGGCGCTTGAAGCTCCGTATAGACGGCTTTCATTCCGTAGAGGAGTGTACAACTGAGACTGATCTTCCAAAGCTTGGTGGAACTGGATAGCTCCACGCTCACCTGTACGTAGTACGAAGTGACGCTCATCTGTAGGAAGCTTACCTTCAGAAAGGTCAACAAGGACCTCGGTCAAGTAATCAATATCGAATGAGCTGTAGTAAGAAGTGTTAGACGCTTCCATTTGCTCACGGATACCGGCACCCTGCTTGATGATGTGTCCTGAGTTACCGATGTTGAAGTACTCACCGTTAGCCCCTCGGTTGCTACGTGCAAACATCAAGAGACGGTTCTTTTCCTGACGGAACTGATAATCGAACACATAGTCCTCATACTGGGTCCATGTAGTGTGAGTAACAAGCTCACCGTTCTCACCTGCTGATTGCCACTTGGTAGCAAAAGGTCGGTTGATCATGTTTCCTGGAGTAGTGTGCTCCATACGGATCATAGAGAATGCGTTACGCATTGTGAACGGGCTTTCAAAGTTGATACCACCACCTTTCTTAGAAAGAGTTGATTCAACAAGAGACCATTCACGGCTGAAACGGGTACCTGCCTCAAGCTCTTCTACCGGCATGAAAGCGGCAGGATCACCTGTTACAAGTTCTACAGTGTATCGCCAGTTGGTCCCATCAGGAACAGGATCTGCTACGATACGCAATTGATACACCTCATTCTTATGTCCAACGATAGTGTGAACATCAGTAAAGTGCTGTTCTGGGAAGATAAGGTCGAATCGAGAGAAGTTCAATCCTGGCTGATCACCTGCTGCAACGGCAGTACCGTTGATCTGTGCTTCTACCAAAGGAACATTCTTCTTGGCCGAACCGATGAGTTCCCAAGTGAAGTCATCATCTGTTTCCAATACTTTGTAAGGAATATCAGATAGATAACTGTCCAGATCCATACCAAAGTTAGAGGTATAGATACGTCTCATAAGATTGGAGGCTTTCTGAGGTGCGGCCTGATAGATCGCTCCCATGTGATTGGAAGTCGTAAGACCTGCCCACGATTGAGCCTCCGTCATCTGAAATGGAGAAATTTGTGGCATTTTGTTTTTAGTTTAAAATAGATTATCCAATGACTTGAGTAGATCTTGATCTACACTACCAAATATTTGTTGACGGTTTCCTCCGCCTCCAAAATTACTCGAACGCTGATTCTCCAGAGAGTCAGTGAACTTTTTTACACTTTTACTATTGCTTGTACGGCCGAACACCGAGATGTCCGGATTCTCATTAAAGAGTCCTAACGATGCCAGATAATGAAGTCTGAGGTCAAAGGTCACTGGGTCTTTGGCCCTTAACTCCTGTATCGCATATATAGGTCCTTGTTCTGTTACCTTCACAGGTTGTGTCATTTGATCGAAAAGCTCTTTTCTTTTACGCTCAGGGACCTTCATTCCAGGAAGTATCTCTTCGGTATCCATGATCTGCTTTTCGATCTTCTTTACTTTGTTCTGAGCCTCTGACTTCTGAGACTCTGCAAGCTGACGCTGCTCTTCCATTTTCTTCTCATTGATCACTTTAAGATCATTGAGAGCTGCGGATGCATCCTCAATATCGTCACCAAGCTCAACAGATCGGTCTGTAAGCTTTCTGGCACGTTCCGGATTGATACCGCTTGCAACAAATGAATTGTAGATGAGTGTCTTTCTGATCTGCTCCTTCTGTGCAGCGATATCATCACTGTCAGCATCATCGGGCAGGATCTGAGATGTCTGCAATCTTTCCAACTGCAACTTCTGATTGTTGTAGTTACGGATCACTTCTGAAGGAACTCCATTGCGGTAGTCCTCCAACATCTGTTTTGCCTGATCGTTAAGATCAGCATATTCATTCTTCTTGATGGTGTCCTTGATAAGATCGACAAGATCAGAAGGTCCGGAAAGACCTTCCAATCTGTCGTCTTCAGCATCAATGACGCCTTCCTCCAAAAGCACCGAGGCAAATAACCTTAAAGGTTCGGATGGAGAAGAGGGAGCGCCCTCAGAGGAAGGTTCTTCTACTTCCAATTGAGGTTCAGGCTGTACTTCTCCTACCTTGGTGGACGGAGTTTCTTCAATATCGATCTTTCCAAGAGTAGGCTCTTGTTGTTCTTCTTTCTTGGGAGCATCGATAACTTCTCCCCTTTCATCAAAATGGATAAGGTTGTCATTACTTAGATCAAACCCTCCAAAAATGTCGTTCGTTTCTTCTGCCATTTTTCTAACGTACAAAATTAGACTATATAATATTCACTTTTAACTGAAACCATGTTTCTACTCACATTTATGATGGTTGTTTTTATAGCAATTACTTGGTACGTTGCTTAGTAGCCTCTACCGCCAACTTGGCTTGACGGTCCAACTCCTTCTGACGTGCCTCGTGCTCCCTATCCATATCCTTCTCCATCTTATCGTATTCTACTTTCAGTCTCTTAACATCCTCTGACTCAGCTTTGAATGCCTGCTTGAGCCTTTCAATTGCAAGATCCTTCTCATTCTGAGATGTCTGTAGATCGGTCTCATGCTGCATCTCCATACGTTTCATTGCCATGTTGGCTTCGATCTGCTGCTGTTGTTGCTGCTGACCCGCCTGGAGCTGTCTTTCCTGCTGTTGTTGCTGACGCTGGATGGCATCTTCTTCAGCAGTCTCGATCTTACGTCTCATACTGGAGATGGACCTGTCTGTCATGATGTCCATCAATTGACTGAAATTCAATTTATCACTCTGTAGTCCTGCCTGAGCAAGTTGGATGAATCTTTCTCTCATCTGAGCATCCAACAGGTTATTTGACATGACGATACCAAAATCCAGTTCACGGAAGTGGTCACCATCAAGTTCAAATATTTCAGACGACATGTCATCCAATATATGCTGTACTATCTTCTTTTTACCCTTGTATGCAAACTTGGCCGCCTCTAATAACGCTGTGAGCGTTCGCTTCTTGACATCCTCATGCATACTGAAATAAACTTCAGTAATATGAGAAGACTGAGTAACAGACCTATCGACATTCCCAACAAGTTCTCTATTGTGTATACTGCCCTCTCTCTGCTTTGATACTCCTGAGATCTCACCCATCTCAACCTTCAGGAAGTTGAGCATTGCAAGATTCTGTTGAATGTATCCAGAAAGGTTAAAGTCCATAGGAGTACTTCTTCCAGGAAGATTGCCAGCAAGTTTACCTGTAGATGCTCCCTTGTCACCTTCTTTGAAAGAATCCTCTACCATCCAGCCCATACGCTCTGCATAGTACAGGACATCCTCAAACTCCCAACCGTCAGGAGTACGTGCAAGGTCGATGGTACCGATGACCCCTTTATACTTTGCAAAGGCATCCTGCGTCTTCCACATGAATGCATTGTACAGATACTGATAAGGCTTCATCCTTCCCATAAGAGAAGTAATGTCATCATCGTTCACAGAGTATGCCGATCCTATGTACGGGCATTGTGAAATGGATGGGTTTGACATTGAATACGCCTTTATGGGGAATGCCTGCATCTTTACGTAGATGTCACGTCCTATACGTGTACCTTCCCACCAGTCGGTCACCCAGTACCACTTGACCTCTTCACCAAGTGCAGTGTCAGCTTCATAGAACTCGGACACCAGCTTGTACTGTACATCACCGGTAACCTCATCATAGTACTTCAGACGTCCCACCTTCTGATACGATCTCCATACCACACGGGTAACGAGAATTGATCCTGTACTGGTATATTCAGGCAAATGAAAGGATGAGTCTATAAGCTCATCTGATGCTACCAACTGCCCTTCAGTGTTCTCAATGAGATTGATGGCCGGCAGATCAGGTTCCTTCTCTCCAAGATTGATGAATGATTTATCATCGTCTGCAGAATATCCTGCCTTACCTCTCTCCAACATGGACACCTGAGAAGGTTTAAGATGATCATGGAACATGTCAATGATCCTTCCAGGAGAGTAGTAAGCATACTCTACAATAATATCACAGTCCTCTATCTGATTACTTTCAGATGTACGGATGGTCTTAATATTGAGAGGATTGCACTTTCTCAGTGAAGGTTCCCCTCCTACGATATCAACTGCATAGATCTCAAGTCCTGTAAGAAGTGCATCCAAGAATCCGTCATTGAACTTCTTGTCCACCTTTTCCTCATGTTTGATATGCTCAAGGAGGTGTGTGGCCCTACGTTCACGGATATCCTGATACTCATACTTTCTCCACTTCTCAAGATCCTTTATCTTCTTTTCGATCGTGGCCTCATCAATATTAGGCTCCTGTATGATCTCTTCCATGAATGTCTTCATGTATCGATCCTTGATCTCTTTCTCCTTTTGGGAAACAGCATCCTCATTGACGATCTTGACCCTGAAGTCAGAGACCCTCTTTGCCTCTTCGCCTACAAGAAGATTTATCTTCGGTGCAGCGATGGGATAGTTACGTGGTTTAATTGGAAAGGAGTCCGATCCCAATGCGAAGGGATCACAGAACTCCATCATCTCCTTAGTGTCAAGTCTGTTGTTGTAGAGGTCTATGTTAGCCCTCATCTCACTGTAGTTCGTCTTGAACTCAGTTGCGGAGAATGCATGATCTATCGCAGACTGCACACACTTCTTTCTCCAGCTTTCCCCCTTCTGTGTGAGGGATCTCTTTTGGGATGGAAATCCACTTAATCCATAATCAGATACGGCCATGGGCACAAAATTACTTACTTTTTATGACGCATATGTACAGGAGTGTATCCAGAAAACAATTGTTTAGGCTCTCTTCTATGGCCGTTTCTTCTCATAGAAGGTCTGCTATCAAAGAATGATGGGTATGTTCTGGGCTCATCCACCACATCCATCTTGAACATGTCCTCTTTAAGTATCAACACCATACCCAACGCAGATATACGGTCATAGTTGCCGAAGTTGGGATTGTACATCTCAAGCTCTTTCAACAGCGCAGTGTTCCAAATGGTATGCAAATTAAGTCTATCATGATCCTGCCCTTCCTCCTCAGAGTATGCAGTATCAAGTAGCCAGGACTTTATAAGGGACCTTGCCCATGCATTGACGGATTTTGTAGCATTCGTACCCTTGGCCGTATTACCGAAGGTAGACGTCTTCATGATCTGCATGTCCTTCAATATCTTAGGAGTATCTGCCAGCAGGTACAGTGCATTACGTTTCTCAAAATACGAGAACATTCCCTTCTTGTTGTTCTCGTAGTTGCATCTGGCATTGTAATACTTTATGAGCCTGTAACAGATCTCATAGAACTTCTCTGCAGTTGCCGGCCTGCCTGTATACTCTGCCACTATCCTATTGGTTATCCTGTTCATGATGATACATGATCCGAGAGATGCAGTAGTTGACACATCATCGTCATAGGGGTCGACACCTGCTATGTACATGTTTGCCGGCACCTCATCCTCAGGCGGATGCTCAAATATCTCCACACATCCATGCAATCCAAAGTTATCCCTTACCGGAAACTCCTTTATAGGATAATTATCAGAAGGCCTCAACTCTATCTGACCGTTACGATTGACAAGATCCACATTGAATATCCTGTCCGTCCATCTTGCCGGATGTGCTTCAACCTCTGACCTCTGTACCTTAAGGTCTTCAACAGGGAAGATACTGCCTTCCCTTCTCATCATGGCCTCCTGAGGAGTAATGGAACGGTCAGCCCGTTCCTGAATCATCGCATTGGGGTCCGTGGTGGCCTTCTTGACCTTTTCCCTTTCCTCAATGATCTCCACAAGAGCACTAAAAACATCAGAGTTACCATCTTTATCGTAATGCCCTTCCCTATTAAAATACTCTCCGCAATACCATCCACACAGACTGTCTTCAGGAGCGTTCTGATCGAATACATTCCTGATGGCATATATACGATAACCCTCAGGTTGTGAGAACAGTGTCCTTATACCTTCAAAGTCAGCTCCCTCGGTACCACCTGTACCAAAGGCTATCATGGTACCGAACGTCACATTGCCCTGCTCTACCGATGGTCTTGCAATTGACCATGCCTTCAGAAGATGTGGGAACTTACCGGCCTCCTCGAACAGGATGACCTTACCCCTCTTACCCCTTGCACGTTCTGGCTGATTCTTAAGTGTAACACCTATGATCTCAGATTTGTACCCTTTTACAACCTTTGTCTTGGGATCCTTATAAGATGCACGTCTGTGCATTGCAGTGTCCTTCTCATCCCTTGCTTTCTTCCATGGAGTGTACTCATCCACAAAATCCATTACATCCCAGGCCTTGTCAAGTATGGCATCACCTTTCAGATACTCACCCTCCGATGCAAGTGCATAGCTTTTTGACTGAGGTACGTGATAATAGTTCCTGTCCATGGTAGACCCTCCCTTGTAAGAGAATCCACGTCCCCTCGTTTTGAGCACCACTGCATGCAATCCACGTTGCTCTGCCTGCTCAAGGTAATGGAAGTACAGATAGTCACTGTCCCACACATCAGGGAAAGTAAACACCCTGTCCGCACGTTTCAGATCAGAATCATCGCTCTCTTCCAGTATGACGGTCTTCATGATGGGGCAGTAGTTCAGATACCAGTAGTAGTAACCGGATACCCACTCACCGTCCTCCTTACGTACATACCCCTCCTTACAACGTCTTATCTCCTCCAACCAGAACTTCATATAATCTGACTTGGGATGTGGGTTGGGCATCAGATGCGTATAACACCCGTGCTTCTGAAAATGAATGGCCGCAGGTCTGAAGTAGTCCATATCCTTCAGAATGTGCGGCCGTGTAACATCTACCTTGATCCTGCCCTGATCGTCCCTTGGGATCATGTCCGCATAGGGCCTGTCCAGGGAGGTCATGTAGGACAGGATGGGTATCTCGTCTATCAGATCATATACCTGTCTCTGTATATCTTCCTTCTTTGACATTGAATATCACTTTCAGGTTATTAGGTCCTGTAACCTGATTATCCTTTACAGTAAAGCTATAAGCATCCCTGTTAAGATCATGCATG